TCCAAACTTAGAACCAATTCCTCCTTCCACACTATCCCCAGCAGTCTTCGGAGAAAGGATGGTCCCTACTCTTTGCCAGAAATCATTAGCATCAGTATAAAATTTTGTTACTAAATCATTATTCTTTACAGGCTCTCCGTTTATAGAAAGGACTCCGTCCCAATTCATTCTGTCTTTGCCTATGCCAGTCCATCCACCCATAAGAGATACTAGAAACAAGACTTAATAAAATTATGTACTAAAGATTCCTTTGAATAGAACTACTGCGTCTGGGTCTGTTAGCTGAGTTGTTCCTTCCTCACAAAGAGTTACCTTAGTTCCTTGGAATGGTTCCACGCTTGTGTCTGAGGATAAAGCAAAGGATGCCTTCCATGTACCACATCTCTTTGGAACTAACATTAGAGCCTGTGATGTTGGAACAACATTGTCAACTATGATTTGGCCTACTCCTGCGATGCTAGCAACACGTCCATTCTTAGCAACTGATTCACCAGCCCTAGGGGCCTGTGCACCTTTCTCGTAGATGTAATTGTTCATTGCTCTGAATGTCTTATGGTTGACAAAGATTTGTAGGTTGTCAGTAGGATAGTTCTTCTCTCCGATCAGCTGAGTACCAAACATAAGGTTGTCTATGATAGTTGCACTTGCTGCATCCCAGAACTGGCCGCCTGTGATTGTAATACTCTGAATATCAACAGGGGTTCCTGCATCAGAAAGCACGCTGTAAATCCTAGCATCTACTTTGCTGATTACCTTTTCAGTTAGCTTCTCTAGTGTCCTCTTGATAACATTAATGTTGTTTGTCCTAATGTCTTCCCAGAAGATAACATCCGAACATCCATACTTAACGAGATATGCTGAAATCTCTTGGAACTCTGATACTAATTGAGGGAATGCCTCTCCTCTTACAAGTCCTTCGCTATCATTACCAGTAACATCATCTAAAACGTCTGGGTCCGCTCTGAAAAAGGAGTTCTTGTTTGCGGAAGTAGAATCGATTGCAACTGCTTGCTTCATCACATATTTGTTAGGAGCGAATCCTTTAAGAAATGCATCAACAACTTCTTTCCTTAGGCCGACTGTTCCGTTCTGGTCTGAACCTACGAAGCCCGCGTTTGCTGTGCCTGTTGCCATTATCTAGATTTCTCCTTTGGTTTAGCTTCAACTTTAGGTACTTCTTTAACTCCGTTTGCTTTGTCTAGTCTTGCCTTAGCATTCTCGGGGGTATCTCTGTGTAAGTTTGACTCTGCCATTAGTTGTTCACCCTCACTTGTACTCTTTCGTTAGTGGCTGCTGACTTCACTGCATAACCCACCTCAATTTGATGGGAAGTAAAAGAAGGCATCCTCATAACATAATTTCCTGGAGTCGCAGTTTGTAGTTTGTCACCAGCTACGATCGTTCCGCTTGCAGTAAATTCATAAATACCATTCTCCCATGCTCCAACTCTTGTAGAAAAATCAGTTCCGCTCTTGTCTGCGGATGCAATCCCCGCAAAGATGTCAGCCGTTCCAGTAGATGCCGAAGCAGTCCTAGGAGTTGCGAGTTTTAGAATAGTTCCTTTGGGAATCTTTGTTCCAGAAGCACAATCAAAGCCACGAATATCACCAGCAGAATTCATTCCATACTGTTCAATCTTGGTAACCTCTCTTGCCATAGTATTCGGTTAACCGAATACTTATTTAAATGTTTCGTTTATAACCACTCTTGCATCCATCTGGTTCCATCGGGATAATCCATTGGTGCTCGTCTATCTTTCTTGATTCCTATGGGGTGAAGGGTCATGTGTACCGACGATAGGTCGCTGAATCCTCTCTCTAGGTCATCGAACATAATGCTCGGAGGGATGCTCTCTGCTTCAACAAAGGCCTTATGTGGAATCTTCTTTAAGCCTAACATCTTCCTAAATACTGCTGTCTTCATACTCATCTTCCAAGAAGGGATAACGTTTAGATCACCCTCTTTTATCCCCATGATAGATAGAACAGTAGGCAAGGCCTCTTCGGGAAACGTGAATTCCATAGTCCCAAGTATAGAATCTCTCAGTCCTCCTTGAACTAATGTGATTACTTCCTCGTTAGTCTCCATGTTAGTCCTGCGCCACTTGAAGAATAGATTTTGAGCCATTGCAACCCAGAGGGCTTTCTGTTGAGGGACTCCTCTGATGTTAAATACTAGATGCATTAGAACTTCCCCTCTTTGTAGAATTGGTAGCCTTTGATTACTGAAATTAGAACTGTGAAGAATGCTACGTAAATCCTTATCTCAAGATTGCTTATCATTTTTTGCCGAAGGATTTAATGATTGCTTGGGCGGTATGGATGTTGATTGTGGATTTTCTGATTGCTTCCTTAGCACTATTGATGACATTAGTGTGTACTGTGATTATCTGTTTGGACTGGTCAACGATGTTCTTTATGTCACTTTTAGAAATCTTCATTCTGACTCTGCCAATAATTTATCTGCCATAACTTGGTCTTCGTCTACTGGTTCCGTTTCCACTCGTTCACCAGCTGTCCCGCCGAGCATTTGGTTCGCCTCGAGCCTCTGTCTTTCTGCCTCAAACTCTCTGCCCTTAACAAGTTCAGCTTCAAACTCGACATTATATGCTTTAAGTTTTTCCAGAGGAGTTTGAGTTTCTTTGGGAACCTCCACAGGAGTATCAGGTTTCTTTCCGCTTGTGTCAGTCTTATCTGTTTGTTCATTTTCCATTTTTTTTAATAGGCAAATTGCCGAGTATTAAACCCAGTACGAATAAAACCAGTCCTAATTCTATACTCATAATAATAACATGACACAGGGCTTTATAAAAGTATCGCTATGATGTAAATAACGATTGGATAGCCGATGTGTCCTGCTATCGCTGCTAAGATAAAGTATTGTGTGACTTCTATTCTTCCTAGTCTCTCTTGTGTTGTTTTCATCTTCTTCTTTTTATCATGTCGATATATTTTAATTCTGTTGCCTCAGTTGTTCCCATAGCAATCGCCATCTCTGTCGTCAACACATCCCTCTCACCAGCACCAGAATAAAAGGAGTTGAACTCCGCTAGATTTGGTATAGCGTTCTCGAATGCAGCGACGTCGCTCTGTGTGTCTAGCTTCATTTGTCTGTGGGCTTGGTCGATTAGGGCTAGTTGGTTATTGAATCCTCTGAGTGCCTCTGTCTTTAAGGACGGATTTGCTTCGGCGAATGTTACCCAATCATTAAGGATTTGTTTACCCTCGTCCAGAACTCTCTGTTGTGCGTTTGTGTTGTCTGTCCTCTGTCCTCTCATCTCACTAAGAATACTACTGGCAATCCCAGAGGCGAATCCTAACGCTCCCACAACTGCTATCCCAACAGGGCCTGCGGCTGCCCCAACTGTTCCACCTGCTTTTGCTCCTAAGATTCCCAATCCAATACCACTTGACACACCACGAATTAAACCCGGGATTATTCCCTGCCCGATTGCTCCGCCTATTGAACCTGTATCAAAGCCAGTTGGGGAAATTCCTAACTCGTCGAACTGTCCTACTTGTGCGCCTAGTCCTGCACCCTGCTGTGCTATCTGTTCTATCTGTTCTTGTAATTGTATACCTTCGGCTGCTGACAGCCCCCCTCCTAGTGATTGGTTAAATGCTGTTTTGTCTTGTAGTCTCTCAACATCCTCTCTGGTTTGTATTCTCTCGTTTCCATCGACGTCTGTGATTATCACACCGTTGGCGTTTGCTCTTTCTTCATCTGTGAGTTTTTGGTTTGTAGGTTTTAGAGGTGCTTGGTTTGGGTCTGCTGTAGAGGTCTTTGGAGCTGGAGTGAATGGGTCTTTTGGCTTCGGTGGTAGGAAGGAATCTGGTGCTCTGCTTTCGGTCTTTGGTCTAAAGCTGGCTTTCTCTTGTTCTGCTCGTGCCTTCTCTTCTGCTACCTGTCTTCTTGATTTACACGTCTGGGTTGCTTCATCCCAAACTCCGCCGCTCGCTCTACATTTGGACTTTGCTGATAGGTTGGTTGCTAGGTGTTGTGGTGTGTGTGGCATTATCTATTTACGCTAGGCGTAGCCTCCGATGGTTGAATAGTAGTCGTGCCTGTGTTGGCGTCTTGGTTGTCCTGTGTCTTAGGCGCCAAAGAAGGAGGTCTGTTAAACTTAACCTTCCTTGCCATCTGATTCCAAATAGCAGCTTCCTCGTCTGATTGCTCCTTCCCGTAAGTCTGTTCAAAGATAAGATGTCCGTTGATCCCGCCAACCTCGCTTGTTCCATCTGAGGTTATCATGTTCCTAGGGATTCCGAATGTAGCAAAGGCAAAGTTCTCTCGCGACTGAATCCATGCTTGCCTATCCTCGCTGCTCCTACCGGCCCACGGCTCGATTCTTAAAGTGTCGTCCTTGACTCCAATCATATCTCCGTTAGCCACGCCCTCGGTGATTGCTGCGTTGGCTGTTGCTATGCTACCCTCGTTGTTAGTCTTGTAGTACACTATACCCAAGGCCTTGTCTCTGTGTTTGATAACTCTCTCATCTGCTTCGGCTTCTTGTCTAGCGTCGATGGTATCTCTTAGTGCGTCAATCTGTGAAGTCCCGTGAATTTGGTCGCCTATCCTTTTGTTAGAAGTGTGGTACATATTCTCTATCTTTACTGTTGGCCATTTACCCGTGTCGCTATTCCAAACTTCATACCTTAAAATCCTTCCATTCTTTGAGATAATTCTTACTCTCTCTGGCCCGATAGGAACTAGGTTAAGGATAACGTCTCCTGTCTTTGCTCTGACAATTTCCATAAATGCGTCACCAACAATCAACTTCATAACTTCGTGGTTCCACATTAAGGTCTGGAACGTGTCGTTACCTCGACCAGAGAAATGTTCGAACTCTGCCTTTGTTGTTGGGTCTTCATACTCCACTCCTCTCCCGAAAGCCCATGTTGCCATACCGTTGGCTGCTGAATTTACAATGGGGTCGTTGGCATAGTAGCCTTGGTTTTTGGTTGCGTTCTCAAAGTATGTTACTGTCTCGCCTGTTCCATCTACATCTAGCAACTTCGCTGCCATGATGAAGTCTGGGATTTGGGTTAATCCTACTTGTGATATTGTTGTGTTAAATTCTGCCATTAGGAGTCTAGTTTGTAAGGGACGTGTATTTTAGATTGTGTGGTGATGTCTAGGTTTGTGTCGGCTCTTCCTGCTGGGTCTAGCCCAAAATTAACCGTGTTACCAGAAGAAGTATTGGCAGCTCGGAGTCTAAACCTTAGACTCTCTCCTACTGCGATTAGTTTGTTGTCGATTGGCATTTGGAGGTACATCATGTCTGCTGTGTTTATTGCTGTTGGGACTGGTCTGTATACTATTGCTGTCCCCAAGATTGTCTCTGTTGAACCGTCCCATTTGTAGAGTTCGAAGGTATACTCAGTTGGGCCGGGGTTGGGATTAGTGCTGTTCCAAATTGGGATTGAGATAAGGACTATTCCGCTTACTGTTCTGGGGATTACGAAAGGGGTGAGGTCGTAGTCATTGTCAGATGTCCCGCTACCCGAAATTACTATCTTCTCGACGCTGGAGTAATCGGTTGTTGGTGTTAGGTGATAGTCTGAGCCTGTGTTGTCTTTGCTCTTAATTAAGTAGTAGGTCTCGTAGCCTGTTCCGTTGGCGATGTCTGAGAAGTCAAAGTTTACTAAGGCAGGGGATGCTGATTTGAATTTGTTTGGATCGTATGCCATTATAATCCCATCATCGTAACGATTTCTGAACTTTGTTCTTTTAGGTCACTTAAGAATCCAGTCCAGATAGAATCGAGTACTGCTAGTTTACTTTCTGATGTTGCTAGTTGCCAAGCGTTTAGGTTCTGGTTGATTGCGTAGAATGCCGCCCTGCTTGATGCAACCAAAGCTAACCATTGTTTATAACTGGCTACTATTGAGGCATAGTTAGCGACGAGTCCGGGGGTCTTTCCTAGCTTTCCAAAAGCCTTCTCCATATCTGACTCTGCCATAAGTATCCAAATATTTGTGTTAGCCTCGAGGATTTGGTTAGCTGATGCGTTTTCTCCGATTGCTAGAATTACTTGCGCGGATGTTGCTAGTGTACCTGAGTCTGTCATACCTTAATGGTGTATATCGTTGGATTTAAATCTTTGTCTTTTAACAACCAACAGGCTCTCACGAGTCCTTCGGTGATATGGGAGTAATTTCCATCAATCTTCTCCGTTCCGCCTTCGAGTTTCTGGGAGATGATACTCCTTAGTGAGAGTCTGATTTCTGCTGAGTCAAAGAGTTGTAACTGCCCAGTTTCACCCATCTCTAACATATTCATATACATGGCTTCCTTCATGCTTCGGGTTGTCATCTTCCCATCGCCGTCTATCTCTCGTCGTGAGTTCTTGAGGTCGACTACTCTCCTCTTTAGGTCGTCATCACTCATCGCGCTGCTTACGATTCCGGAGCCTAGTCCATCGCCATCAACACCGAACCTCGGGTCGTAAGTTCTTTGTAGGTACCTAATGTTAATCATCATTTCTGTGAACCACATCTCTGAACTCTTCTCCACTACTTCGTGGTGGAATTGTGTGACTGTGTTATTTCTTATGAGTCCTTCATATGTGGACTCATCCTCTCCGGTTCCTGCAACGTCGACTCCTATTGCTGCGTTGTCTGGGTCCTTGGGATTGTAGTTTTTGACCTCTAGGGTGCAAACCTTCTCTATCCATTTGTCTCCAAAAATTCTGTGCGCATCATCAACGAACTCACCAAGATACATCTGCGCATACTTGCTCTTTGTTAGCTTTTGCTTCTGTTTCTCTAGAAATTTGTCGTCTCGTCTAGGGCATTCCTCAGAGGATTGGTGGAATGCTGTGAAGTCTTCATCATCAAAACAACCCGCATAATAACCCTCTGACATAAAAGGCGTTGAAAGTAACCATATCTGTCCTCTCGTGATGGCTAAGGCGGGTATTACGGAGTTCCACACCTCTTCTTTTATCCATGCGGCTTCATCTGCTATCAATAGGTCGATAGTATATCCCATAATACCAAAACCAGTATCTCCCGCGGCATAACAGTAGATTTGGGTGCCATTCTTGAGATTAATGACGTGTTTGGTTGGTTTAGGCTTAGATATGTACTTTTTATTGTCTTTCTTCTCTTGGTCTACTATATTCCTTAAAATTTTAGTGAATAAGAGGTTTGCTTGCTTCTCTGTAAATGCAATCACCATAACGACCTTCTTCTTGTTTGTTAATGCATACTCTTTCGCTTTTCTGGCGATAATGAAGGATTTACCTACTTGTCGACCTGAACGCAGAACCATATTGCCCTCAGTATTCATTACATCCTGTTGCCAGTCGTCAAGAGTGATTTTCATAGCATTTCTCCTTTAAATATTGTAAAATTTCGGGGCGGTTCTTCTCCATCCAACAGAAGAAGGCTAGTGGGTTGTTATGAGCAGAAATCTCCCTAGAAAACAAGTGATGTTTGCAGCACAAAGTTATGCCATTAGAAATATCCAGCTTTGTGTTATGCAACTCTCTAGGAAGAATGTGATGCGCGTTAGGTCTAAAGTCAGTTCCACAAATAACACAAGCAAAGCCATCTCGTTCCTTAACAGACAGAGCCCATGCCTTATCGGCAGGTGTAAACTTAATCTTCCCCTTTGGCATATCATTATTAGGAAATCGTAGTTTATAAATTCTCCATCGGAAGTGAAGGTCTCCATATGCAATCAGAATCTCCATATGAAACGTAGGTGTTCCACAGGAAGTCACCAACTTGCCGATGG